TTAAAACAGCTCTGGGGTTGTTCCCACCCCAGAGGCCCACGTGGCGGCTAGTACTCCGGTACCCCGGTACCCTTGTACGCCTGTTTTATACTCCCTTTCCCAAGTAACTTTAGAAGAAATAAACTAATGTTCAACAGGAGGGGGTACAAACCAGTACCACCACGAACACACACTTCTGTTTCCCCGGTGAAGTTGCATAGACTGTACCCACGGTTGAAAGCGATGAATCCGTTACCCGCTTAGGTACTTCGAGAAGCCTAGTATCATCTTGGAATCTTCGATGCGTTGCGATCAGCACTCTACCCCGAGTGTAGCTTGGGTCGATGAGTCTGGACACCCCACACCGGCGACGTGGTCCAGGCTGCGTTGGCGGCCTACCCATGGCTAGCACCATGGGACGCTAGTTGTGAACAAGGTGCGAAGAGCCTATTGAGCTACCTGAGAGTCCTCCGGCCCCTGAATGCGGCTAATCCCAACCACGGAGCAAATGCTCACAATCCAGTGAGTGGTTTGTCGTAATGCGCAAGTCTGTGGCGGAACCGACTACTTTGGGTGTCCGTGTTTCCTTTTATTTTTATTATGGCTGCTTATGGTGACAATCTGAGATTGTTATCATATAGCTATTGGATTAGCCATCCGGTGATATCTTGAAATTTTGCCATAACTTTTTCACAAATCCTACAACATTACACTACACTTTCTCTTGAATAATTGAGACAACTCATAATGGGAGCACAAGTTTCTAGACAACAAACTGGCACGCATGAGAATGCTAACGTTGCCACTGGAGGCTCAAGCATAACTTACAATCAAATAAATTTCTACAAAGATAGTTATGCAGCCTCAGCTAGTAAACAAGATTTCAGCCAAGACCCATCCAAGTTCACAGAGCCTGTAGCTGAAGCCCTAAAAGCTGGAGCCCCAGTCCTAAAATCACCATCAGCAGAGGCTTGTGGTTATAGTGACAGGGTCTTACAGCTCAAATTAGGAAATTCCAGTATAGTTACCCAAGAAGCAGCTAACATTTGTTGTGCCTATGGAGAGTGGCCCACCTATCTACCTGATAATGAGGCAGTGGCTATTGATAAACCTACCCAGCCAGAAACATCCACAGATAGATTTTACACTTTAAAATCCAAGAAATGGGAAAGCAACAGTACTGGGTGGTGGTGGAAGCTCCCTGATGCTTTGAATCAAATTGGTATGTTTGGTCAAAACGTCCAATACCACTACCTGTATAGGAGTGGGTTCCTGTGCCACGTACAATGCAATGCTACAAAATTTCACCAAGGTACTCTTCTAATAGTGGCTATCCCAGAACACCAAATTGGAAAGAAAGGAACAGGTACGTCAGCAAGCTTTGCTGAAGTCATGAAAGGGGCTGAAGGTGGAGTATTTGAACAACCCTACCTTTTAGATGATGGTACTAGTTTGGCCTGTGCTCTTGTATACCCTCACCAGTGGATAAATCTTAGAACCAACAACTCAGCAACAATTGTGTTACCATGGATGAACAGTGCACCAATGGATTTTGCTCTTAGACATAACAACTGGACATTAGCCGTTATTCCGGTATGTCCATTGGCAGGAGGTACTGGCAACACAAACACCTATGTGCCAATTACCATCTCCATTGCTCCCATGTGTGCTGAATACAATGGGCTTAGAAATGCCATTACACAAGGAGTGCCCACTTGCCTGTTGCCAGGCTCCAACCAATTTTTGACTACTGATGACCACTCATCGGCACCAGCATTTCCAGACTTTTCACCAACCCCTGAAATGCACATACCAGGACAAGTGCACAGCATGTTAGAAATAGTGCAAATTGAATCTATGATGGAAATTAACAATGTGAATGACGCTAGTGGAGTGGAGAGGCTCAGAGTCCAAATAAGTGCACAATCAGACATGGACCAATTGCTTTTCAACATCCCATTGGACATACAGTTGGAAGGCCCATTAAGAAACACACTGCTAGGCAACATCAGCAGGTATTACACCCACTGGTCTGGTTCACTGGAGATGACTTTCATGTTTTGTGGGAGCTTTATGACCACAGGTAAATTGATCATTTGCTACACACCACCTGGTGGATCTAGCCCAACAGATAGGATGCAAGCCATGCTAGCTACTCATGTGGTGTGGGACTTTGGGCTGCAATCTAGTATCACCATTATAATTCCTTGGATCTCAGGGTCTCATTACAGGATGTTTAACACAGATGCCAAAGCAATAAATGCTAATGTTGGTTATGTTACATGTTTTATGCAAACCAACCTTGTAGCACCAGTGGGTGCTGCAGATCAATGTTACATTGTTGGAATGGTTGCGGCAAAGAAAGATTTTAATCTTAGATTGATGAGGGATTCACCAGACATTGGACAGTCAGCTATACTACCTGAACAAGCTGCAACAACACAAATTGGAGAAATAGTGAAAACTGTGGCTAATACAGTAGAGAGTGAGATTAAGGCTGAATTAGGAGTGATACCTTCACTAAATGCTGTTGAGACAGGAGCTACATCCAACACAGAACCAGAGGAAGCTATTCAAACTCGTACTGTGATCAATATGCATGGTACTGCAGAGTGCCTGGTGGAAAATTTCTTAGGCAGATCTGCACTTGTGTGTATGCGATCATTTGAGTACAAGAATCACTCAACAAGTACCTCATCCATTCAAAAGAATTTCTTCATCTGGACTTTGAACACCAGAGAACTTGTCCAAATTAGGAGGAAGATGGAATTGTTTACTTACCTAAGGTTTGACACTGAAATAACTATTGTACCCACCCTTAGACTATTCTCAAGCAGCAATGTCTCCTTTTCTGGATTGCCCAATCTAACTCTACAAGCGATGTATGTACCAACTGGTGCACGAAAACCCAGCAGTCAAGACTCATTTGAGTGGCAATCAGCATGCAATCCTAGTGTCTTTTTCAAGATCAATGACCCACCAGCGCGTCTAACAATTCCATTCATGAGCATTAACTCAGCTTATGCAAATTTCTACGACGGATTTGCTGGTTTTGAGAAAAAGGCCACTGTCCTTTACGGCATAAATCCAGCAAACACTATGGGAAACTTGTGCTTGAGAGTGGTTAATTCTTACCAACCAGTCCAATACACACTAACAGTTAGGGTATATATGAAGCCTAAGCATATTAAGGCCTGGGCACCTAGGGCGCCTCGCACCATGCCCTATACCAACATCCTCAACAACAATTATGCAGGTCGGTCAGCTGCACCCAATGCTCCCACAGCCATAGTGTCCCATAGGAGTACCATAAAGACAATGCCCAACGATATCAATTTGACAACAGCCGGTCCCGGTTATGGAGGAGCTTTTGTGGGGTCTTACAAAATCATTAATTACCATCTAGCTACAGATGAAGAAAAAGAAAGGTCAGTTTATGTAGACTGGCAATCAGATGTCCTAGTGACAACAGTAGCTGCCCATGGGAAACATCAAATTGCGCGATGTAGGTGCAATACTGGAGTGTACTACTGTAAACACAAGAACAGAAGTTACCCAGTATGCTTTGAGGGCCCTGGTATTCAGTGGATCAATGAAAGTGATTACTATCCAGCTAGATATCAAACAAACACTCTCTTAGCAATGGGTCCATGTCAGCCAGGTGATTGCGGGGGCCTCTTAGTCTGCTCACATGGAGTGATAGGACTCGTCACCGCAGGCGGTGAGGGAATAGTTGCTTTCACAGACATTAGAAATCTCCTGTGGTTAGAGGATGATGCCATGGAACAAGGTATAACAGATTACATCCAGAACCTTGGTAGCGCCTTTGGGACTGGATTTACTGAGACCATCAGTGAAAAGGCTAAAGAGATTCAGAACATGCTAGTTGGAGAGGACAGTTTATTGGAAAAGCTTCTTAAAGCATTAATCAAAATAGTATCTGCAATGGTGATTGTGATTAGGAATTCAGAAGATCTAGTTACAGTCACTGCAACACTTGCCCTCCTAGGGTGCAATGACTCACCATGGGCGTTTCTTAAACAGAAAGTTTGCTCATATCTTGGCATCCCATACACAATAAGACAGAGTGATTCTTGGCTCAAGAAGTTCACAGAGGCATGCAATGCATTGAGAGGCCTGGATTGGCTAGCACAAAAGATTGACAAGTTTATCAACTGGCTTAAAACAAAGATTCTCCCAGAAGCCAGAGAAAAGCATGAATTTGTACAAAAGCTCAAGCAACTGCCCGTCATTGAAAGTCAGATTAATACTATAGAACATTCTTGTCCAAATAGTGAGCRACAACAGGCCCTGTTTAATAATGTGCAATACTATTCACACTACTGCAAAAAATACGCTCCTTTGTATGCACTAGAAGCTAAGAGGGTTTCTGCCTTAGAAAGGAAAATTAACAACTACATACAGTTCAAGTCCAAATCTCGCATTGAACCAGTATGTTTGATAATACATGGATCTCCAGGCACTGGGAAGTCAGTGGCATCTAACCTCATTGCCAGAGCTATTACAGAAAAACTGGGTGGGGATTCTTACTCACTCCCACCTGATCCAAAATATTTTGATGGGTATAAACAACAGACAGTGGTCCTGATGGATGACTTAATGCAAAATCCAGATGGTAATGATATTGCTATGTTTTGTCAGATGGTATCTACTGTAGACTTTATACCACCAATGGCCAGTCTTGAGGAAAAGGGAACCCTGTACACTAGCCCATTTCTGATTGCGACCACCAATGCTGGCTCAATTCACGCACCTACAGTTTCAGATTCCAAAGCTTTGGCCCGCAGATTTAAATTTGACATGGAGATTGAGTCAATGGAATCGTATAAGGATGGTGTTAGATTAGATATGTTTAAAGCAGTGGAGTTGTGCAACCCAGAAAAGTGCAGACCAACCAACTATAAAAAGTGTTGTCCACTGATTTGTGGAAAGGCCATTCAGTTTAGAGACAAGAGAACGAACGTCAGGTACTCAGTAGATATGTTAGTAACTGAAATGATCAAGGAATATAGGATCAGAAACAGCACACAAGATAAATTGGAGGCTCTGTTTCAGGGACCACCAACTTTCAAGGAAATTAAAATATCTGTGACACCTGAGACCCCAGCACCCGATGCAATAAACGACCTATTGAGATCCATAGATTCACAAGAGGTTAGAGATTACTGCCAGAAGAAGGGATGGATAGTCATGCACCCACCCACTGAACTGGTGGTGGACAAGCACATTAGTAGAGCCTTTATAGCGCTACAGGCAATAACCACTTTTGTATCAATTGCTGGGGTGGTTTATGTAATCTACAAGCTTTTTGCTGGAATCCAAGGTCCATACACTGGTTTACCCAATCAAAAACCCAAGGTCCCTACCTTGCGCACCGCCAAAGTGCAAGGACCTTCTCTTGATTTCGCACAAGCCATAATGAGAAAGAATACAGTAATAGCTAGGACTAGCAAAGGGGAGTTTACCATGTTGGGCATCTATGATAGAATTGCAGTTGTACCCACCCATGCATCAGTTGAGGAAGAAATTTACATTAATGATGTTCCAGTAAAAGTTAAGGATGCTTATGCCCTTAGAGATATAAATGATGTGAACCTGGAAATTACTGTTGTAGAACTAGACAGAAATGAGAAGTTCAGAGATATCAGAGGATTCCTGCCAAAGTATGAAGATGATTACAATGATGCAATCCTCAGCGTAAACACTAGCAAGTTCCCAAACATGTATATACCAGTAGGACAAACACTAAATTATGGTTTCCTTAATCTTGGGGGGACCCCCACCCACAGAATATTAATGTATAACTTCCCCACAAGAGCAGGACAATGTGGAGGGGTGGTGACCACCACTGGTAAAGTGATTGGCATTCACGTTGGTGGCAATGGTGCGCAAGGCTTTGCTGCCATGCTATTGCAAAATTACTTTACTGAGAAGCAGGGTGAGATAGTATCCATTGAGAAAACTGGAGTCTTTATAAATGCGCCAGCTAAAACCAAATTAGAACCTAGTGTCTTCCATGAAGTATTTGAGGGAGTTAAGGAACCTGCAGTTTTACATAGCAAGGACAAGAGACTGAAGGTAGATTTTGAGGAAGCAATATTTTCCAAATACGTTGGTAACAAAACCATGCTAATGGATGAGTACATGGAGGAGGCAGTGGACCACTATGTAGGTTGTTTAGAGCCCCTTGATATTAGCACCGAACCCATTAAATTAGAAGAAGCCATGTATGGTATGGATGGCCTTGAAGCCTTGGACCTCACTACCAGTGCTGGCTACCCATACTTGTTGCAGGGGAAGAAGAAAAGAGACATCTTCAACAGACAAACTAGAGATACAACAGAGATGACCAAAATGTTGGACAAATATGGTGTGGATTTGCCCTTTGTCACATTTGTCAAAGATGAACTCAGAAGCAGAGAGAAAGTAGAGAAGGGCAAGTCTAGATTGATTGAAGCTAGTTCTTTAAATGATTCAGTTGCCATGCGAGTGGCATTTGGAAACCTTTATGCAACATTCCACAAAAATCCAGGAGTCGCCACTGGGAGCGCTGTTGGATGTGATCCAGATTTGTTTTGGTCCAAAATCCCAGTTATSTTAGATGGAAAAATTTTTGCATTTGACTACACAGGTTATGATGCCAGTCTCTCACCAGTCTGGTTTGCATGCCTAAAGAAAACTCTGGTAAAATTAGGTTATACTCATCAAACAGCATTTGTTGATTACTTGTGTCACTCGGTTCACTTGTACAAAGACAGAAAATACATAGTGAACGGTGGAATGCCATCAGGCTCATCTGGCACCAGTATCTTCAACACTATGATCAACAACATTATAATCAGAACCCTTTTACTTAAAGTTTACAAAGGTATTGATTTAGATCAGTTCAAAATGATAGCATATGGTGATGATGTAATTGCTAGTTACCCACATGAGATAGACCCTGGCCTATTGGCAAAAGCCGGGAAAGAGTATGGATTAATAATGACCCCAGCAGACAAGAGTAGTGGTTTTACTGAGACTACTTGGGAGAATGTTACCTTTTTGAAGAGGTATTTCAGAGCAGATGAACAGTATCCCTTTTTGATCCACCCAGTTATGCCAATGAAGGAAATCCATGAGTCAATTAGATGGACAAAAGATCCGAGAAACACACAAGATCATGTGAGATCCTTGTGCCTACTKGCCTGGCACAATGGTGAAGAAACTTACAATGAATTCTGCAGGAAAATCAGAACTGTACCTGTAGGAAGAGCTTTAGCTTTACCAGTATATTCTAGTTTGAGGCGCAAGTGGTTAGACTCATTCTAGATAACTCTACTTAGGAACCCAAGAACCCCTCCCTGGGGCATTAGATTTTGTAGAGGTAAATTTTGGTTAATTGGGAATC